TTCGACTGATATCTTTCGACTGAACTCCAAACATATCGGCAATTTCCTTCGTCGTCCTGGGATGTTGTGCCATTCGACAGGCATACAACACACAATTCGCTTTGATCCCCAAACGCACCGCACCTCGGGTGAGTTTTTCATCGTTAAATTTTCGATAAAACATCTTCGCCTCTTTGAGAACAACTTCCGGAAGTGTATGACACGCCTCATCGATATCTTTGTATGCATGAAACAGAGATCGATCCTTGTGGTTCATAGACATATGAAAGTTAATCTTCGCCATCCGCTTGTTTTCGTACGTCGACCCACGCTGCGTGGAAATGATCGTTCCTTTACCCCAGTTCTGTGAAAAGAGTTCAGGGTTCGCATTTGGGTTTCCACACCTCGATGGATCATTCACCTTTCCATCATCCGTGACACCACTTGTCCACTCAGCGGTATCATCAACAAAATATGAGTCTACGAGACCACATTCAGAGCACGTCGGTAATCCTTCTTTACTGAAAAGTTTGATTCCCGAACATTCGCGACATAAATTTATATTCACAGGCTTTTCTTCGTTTTCTTTGCGTAAAAGAGTGTCCAAATCGGACCATATAGCTGCCAGCATTGTTTTTGAATGTGGCAATCTTTTTTAGATTTTCAAAAAACGCGTCACTCACTTAAGCGTCTGACGCGATTTTCAATCGCATCAATCGTTTCCTTGAAACTCTTTCCACCCGAAGTCGTAGGCTCCCATTCGTTCCATTCTTTGTCGATGGCCTGATGTCCTGGAGGTAGGGGGATGTCCTGACCCATGAGTTCACTGTCAGAAACGACAAAACCTTCGAGATCTGATTCGTCCTCATCACCACCTTCATCATACAAGTCACTGTCACTGTCCTCGATATCGATTTCCGCGTACATAACAAATCTGTTCTTTCCCAAGGATTTCATCTCTAAATCCATAAACGTTGTTCCACTTGGGTAGTGTTCCATCACACTTTCGAATGGCGCGGGCGAGAATACATCGGTTTCGAGCTCGTATACACAAGCACTCTTATAAAAAAGTTCAGTGGGGTTGAGATATCTCAGGCCAAGTGTGCGACCAGTGTTCATTGCGACAACCCCATACATTTCATCTTCAACTCCATCTTCGTTTACTAATACTTTGACTATATCATCTTGGTTTATTTCGGAGGGCACAATCATGCTTAGAGTTTTTCCACAAAAAATAATCAGGGATAATATCACAGATGAAAGTTAGAATTTATTCGAAGGAAGGGTGTCAGTATTGCGACCATGCGGTAAACCTATGTGAGTCGGAAGGACTGGAGTATGAAAAACTCATGGTGGACAAAGAGGAACTCAAGAAAGCTTGTGGTTCGGGAGCGGCAACCTACCCTCAAATATCTATTGACGGACGTCACATCGGAGACTATTTTGAATTTCAAGAATACATCGAAGACGAATACGAACCTATACTCGCACCAACCCTCAACCGGTTCACGGTGTTCCCCCTGAAGTATCCAGAACTTTGGGAACTCTACAAGAAAGCACAGATGTCCAACTGGACTGCGGAGGAAGTTGACCTCTCCAAAGACCTCGATGACTGGAAGACCCTAAATGATAATGAACAGAAATTCATAAAGTATATCCTGGCGTTTTTCGCTGGATCCGATGGAATTGTATTTGAAAATATCAACAACAACTTTGCTGATGAGGTGCAAATCTCAGAGGCTCGCTCGTTCTATGCCTATCAGTCTCACAACGAGATGGTTCATGGTGAGACCTACTCCAAGTTGATTGACAAATACATTAAAGATGGTGCGGAGAAGAAGCAGCTCTTCGAAGCGATTCAAACTGTACCATGCATAGAGAACAAGGCAAACTGGGCCATGAAATGGTTCGACAAGTCCCGACCATTCGCGGAACGCCTCTTCGCATTCGCGTGTGTCGAGGGTATCTTCTTTTCTGGAAGTTTTTGTGCCATCTATTGGCTTAAGAAGAGAGGACTCATGCCTGGTCTCTGTTTCAGTAATGAACTCATCTCCCGAGATGAGGGACTTCATCAAGAGTTTGCGGTAGAGTTGTTCAAGTTGTTTCGCAACAAACCCTCGACTGAGACGCTACACACAATCATCAGGGAAGCCGTTGAAATTGAGAAGGGATTCATCCTCGATGCACTCCCATGCAACCTCATCGGTATGAACTCTGACAAGATGTCCGAGTATATCGAATACGTATCCGATCGCCTTTTGAAACAGATTGGGCAACCACCTATTTGGGGTTCCAAGAATCCTTTCGACTTCATGGAAAACATCTCCCTCGATGGCAAGACAAACTTTTTCGAAAAACGGGTAGGGGATTACGGGAAAATGGATGACACTTCGGATGAAATTGGTTTCGATGAGGAGTTTTAAAACAAGATGCCATCCGAGTCGACGGACATGGGTGCGAGATTGCGGCCACTATCGACGAGTTCAACCTGAGATTCGGCGAAACCTGGTTTGGGTTCGGGGGCGTCAACCATGGGCACAGGAGGCTCGACGACAACCTTCCCACCCCTGACAGCCACCTTCTTCTCACCGCACCCACATCCCTTCTTTTCCTTACGCTCCTTCTTTATGTTCATCATACCCCACACGACCAAAATGAACACGAGGGTATGTACGAGAAGACCCATCGTCGAGGGGCATCCCGTGGGGGTGGCGATCCTGGGACCCAGGACTCGCCTGACGAGACGGAAGGTCTCGGGGTTGGCGACGATGAAGAACGTCAAACCGGAAATGATGGAGATGATAAACTTTTCTTCTTGTTTCTTACCATTGCATCCGCAACCACAATCTTTAAAAAGACCCATGAGTATTTTGATATATGTCAACAAAAAAACTTACTTAAAGTCGAGCGACCTAAGATAGATATAACCAACAAACAATGTCGCTCACTATCCAACGCTCCTCCGACTTCTCCCCTGCCTCTGTGCAGTTTTCGAAACTTCGTAAGAACAAGAATGGCGGCAAAGCTGTCTATCTGAACGCCGGCGACAACAAGAAGCTCTACATCCAGTTCCCTTTCATGCGCTCCCCATACGGCCTGAGTGCCTTCACCGATGAGGGTACCGGTCGCACATCCTACTCCCTCGACCTTTCCTTTGACCCCGATAACGAGGAGGCGATGTCTCTTCACAACAAGCTCAAGGAGCTCGATGATATCATCGTGAACACCGTCGCGGCCAACTCTAAGGAGTGGCTTGGCAAGGAGTTCAACGTCGCGGTTCTCAAGGAGGCACTCTACAAGCCTATGGTTCGACCCGGTAAGGAGCAGTACCCTTCCACTATCAAGCTCAAGATTCTCACCAAGCCTGATGGCTCCTTCGTTCCCGAGGCGTACTCGATGCAGAAGCAGCCCGTCTCTCTTGACACGATCGAGAAGGGTCAGAAGTGCATGGCTATCGTCGATCTCAACCAGATCTGGTTCATCGATAACAAGTTCGGTGTCACGATCCGCCTCCAACAAACTCTCCTCGAGCAGTCTGCCAAGCTTCCCTCGTTCGCCTTCCAGGGTGTAGACCTCCCAGAGGACGATGTCGACGTCGAAGAGGAAGAGGAAGATGAGATTGAGGAGGTTGATGACCAGTAAGTTCTGATTCCCAAGTCCTACGGACTTGATTTATTTTCCCTATTCGTAAGTTGAAACAATCTTCTTACGAATATAATAATGAACGCTCAGGTGAAGAAATTACTGAGGGGTAAGAAGGCATGTGATCCTGCGTCTCACCTCTGGTTGAAAAAGAAGAATGGAACCATGACCAAGGGTGCTGTGAAAATCGGTGAGGGACAGTATGGTAAGGTGTTTCGTGGATGTATTGATGACGGGTGTGAAAAGTACATCGTCTACAAGGAAATTAGAACTCCTTCATTGAGTGAGAAGACGAATAACATACCACTCGCAAAGTTTAAAAGAGCTCTCGATGAAATATACCCTCCAACAAAGATGGAATTTACCATCGCGAAAAAGTTGGAAGGTTTCGGGGTTCCCAAGATGTACCTCTACAAGACATGTGATAATAAGGATATCTTATACTCCGAGTATGTGAAGGGTAAAGAGTTGGTTGAGTGGATATGGAACAAACCTACACTCAGTGCGATTAAATCAGTTATGGCACAAGTCATCTATAACCTTTATCGCATCCAGAAGAAGTACCCGGGATTCCGTCATCATGACCTCCATCTTGGAAATATCCTCGTTCGACCAGTCCCTACAAAGGATATGAAAATATTGGGATCTACAATTTCCAACGCGGGATTTGAAGCTGTCATTATTGATTTTGGATTTTCCGTCTTCCCAAGAATTAAGAACCCTCTCATCAATGGCAACAATTACAGGAACATCGGCATCTCGAGAAAGTCGGACAAACACTATGATTTACATTTCTTCCTGAATTCCATCCATGAAATGGTTCGTCAACCACGGACATCGACGGAGCGTGTGGTCAAGACGTTCATTGAAAACCTTTTACCCCCAAATTATCTCGGGATTACATCGAACGTTGTCAAGAACAAGAGACTGAGGGGTAACAAGACTGTAAATTTAAACTTTGAGGAAGTTCTATCCAAACCTTTCTTTACGGGTGAGAAGAAGATGAAGAAGGTCATCCCTGTGACGAAACCAAACCCTGTCATTAAAATTCGGGTTCCTAAAGCAAAATCACCAGTAAACAAAGAGGCTGCTAAAGCACGGGCTATCGCCATCCTAAAGATGGGTAAAGCGAAACCCAAAAAACGCCCAGGTGTGATTAGAGCACGACCTTGAAGATTCTCTTCGTACCCTCGTCAACCTGAGAAAGTACTTTAAACTTTGGGGTCTTGACGAGTTTCTCACCCTTCTTAGTGACGAATGATTTCATCCGTTCAACTTCACCACGGGGCATTTTCCTGGTGTATTTGAGCGTGACATTCTTGTTTCCAATAGACAACACGGTCGAAGACATTTTTTAATATTTACGTATAATAAAATGCTCGCCTTCGCCATTCTCGCGATTATCGATCTCGTGATTCTTCTTCAGACTGGTAAGAAAGCCCCTAAGGGGAACGGTTGGACTGTTTTCGGGACCATGGGTTGTGGTTGGACTCGAAAGCAGTTGGACTACATGAAAAAGAATGGTAAGGCGCACACCTTTGTCGACTGTGACAAGGAGGGGTGCAAAGGCATGAAAGCCTTCCCTACCTTAAAGCATCCCAATGGTGAGACGACTGTCGGGTACAAAGAGGTTTAAATACCACGGACAACCTGGAGGGAAAGGGCGAGAATGAACGCATCCAAAAGAGTACCGATAGGCTTCAGCACGGTGATGTGCTTCACGAGGGAGCGGTTCCACACGAGACGGAGGAGGAAAGTGCTGATGAGCGTGATGAGCACAAAGATGAGCATCTCGGTGAGCGCGTCAGATTTGGTTTCGGCTTTGGTAACTTCCTGGATCATTTGTTATGTACCGACATTTTTTTCTCAAGTGATTCTATATGAAAGGACCACCCCCGAGTGGATCTGAAAGTACGTTTACGAATCGGAGATGGGGTTCACAAAAAGGTATCGGGAACAACAATTGTTATGCCTATGCTGTCGGTGATTATGAAGCGTATCGCTGGCAAAAGTCTATACCCGGTGATCGCTCGGGACTTTCCAACGGAAATCATACGTACACACACTGTACTGGACTCCCGAATCGCGTCGTATCGGATAACCCCAAGAAGGTGTACAGGGCCAAAGCGAATGAAAAGTGTAAGAAGGGGTACTATAAGGTCATGATGTTCGTGTCTCCTGGTCGACCCACGAACTACATTCGCCAAGGTGACTTCCATTTTTACAAACAGCACAGTGTGGTTGAGTATAAGATCAAACCCGGTGACACTGTGGTCTCTGTAGCTAAGTTCTTTAAAGTTCCCGAGTCTCGTGTAAAGAGAGGTGGTACATTCAAGGTGGGGAAACGTATTGTCTTCAAGGCGAATGTTTTTAGTCATAAACGTGGTTGGGCGACCGGACCCCTTCTTGTGGATGCGAAGGGAAAATCTATTACAGACCCCCGCAAAGCTTCGAGAAACTATCCTGGCCTGAACTATGAAACGTATTGTAGTTCATTCTGCGTCAAGAACCGTGGGATCAAAGTCGGAAAGACTCACCCCAAGGTCCGCAAGAATACTGTCTAAGTCGGGCTGATTCTCAACATCGAAAGTTATGTCAAAAAGGTCCAAAACATCAAAAATAGATTCTTCATTCAAGGACACAGAGTTTGCAGCTGCTGTGTAATTGTTCTGAATCGTGACAACAATCTTAAATTGCGAAGCATCAAACACTTTTCTACACGTGGGGCACGTATTCTTACCTTGTTCCTTCCATCTCTGTAGACAGTGGGAATGAAACATATGTCCACATCGAATCGGAGGATTTGTCCTCGTCGATTTGACTTCATTGAGACATATGGCACATGTCGACATTCTATAGGATGGTTTTAAAGTTTTTTTCGTGATTTCGCTCACCTAGTAGATATCGGGCATCTTGAGCATGGGCACATTGCAGTTGTTGCAGTCAGCCTTTCCCTGTTGCTCCTGCACCTTGGACATGAGTTGGGGACCCTGCTTTTGGAGAAGTTGACGATACGAGTAGTTGTCTTCGAACGTGATGCCATTCTGCTTCATGACATAATTGTTGAAGAGCTGCGCTGAGGAGTTTATGGTGAAGCACCGACCATCGGCCATACCAAGTCGCTGAGACATTTTGTTAATATTACATCAGAAATTAATTCGCCTATTGGTAATCGTCTGTATCCAAGACTCGAACCCCCTCTCTCTAAGTTTTTCGACAAATGGATCACATTTGTATCCCAGGTAAATATCAAAGACATCCGTCTCCTCCGTCCTCGATACTCGAATGTCGGGTCTCTCATTAATGTGATTGATGATGATGTTGTAGGCGAAAGCAATCTCTTTGAGAGTCTCAGCACCCGTGATGATAATCTTGCCTGTGCTGAAGATGCTACACGTAATCTCTTTCATGTCATGTGCAGGTTTGAACTTAATTTTGACGGCTGAGTACCTGTCGGGTTCGAAGGAGACTTTGAAAATGTCCGAGTATGCTTCAAACCAATCAGCCACTTTCATGAGATTGACGTTGTAGTTGAGACTGAAATTGGAGTTGATCATGACAACGCGGAAGGCGTCCGAAGAGACCTTGATGTCGAGTCCCAAAAAGTTTTTGAAAATTTGAACAAGTTGGGTGATGATACGTTTACAGTCAAACAAGTCACAACACCCCGCAACCTGTATCGAACCATTCGGAAACACCTTTACTGATTTCGTACTATACGTATCGTGATACGTGAGAGTGACCTGATTGTAGAATGTAGTTGGTTTCAATTTCCATTCAAAACCATCCACATCCATACCCTGGCGTCTCATCTTGTACGACCCAACACGCTCGAACGCTTCACGAAGCTTTTTAATATCAATCACCTGTTCAAAACTTGAAACCATCGTGATCGTCGTGATCTTTATCCACGAGGGTCTCGTTTCGTCGGGAAGGCCCTTTCGTATCTCATCTAGGGTGAGGAGATACGAAAAACTGTTATTTGCGATTGAAGAGAACATGTTTTTAAGTTTGGATTTCACTTACTTAGGTGTTTAAAGAAAAAAGCTGATATTTAAAAAGATGACATCCTTCGTTAAATCGGCCAAGCATGTTCATGATGTGGAATCGGACCTATCGTATGTCGAAATCGTGTATGATCGGTACACGAAAGGAAAGGGGTATGATACATTCACAGATTATATTAATACCAAACCTCTAGGAGACTGGACCCACATTCAGTCCACGAAGCGTTCGATCCCATACGAAAAGTTTCTCGACACGATGGTTAAAAGGACGGTTGAAGCTCTACAGCGAATGAACGAACTCAGTCTCGAGTCAATCATGTCTTATGACCAACCC